GCGATACTAGCGATCAAAGCAATCAGAGGGCGGTATGTGCCTATTGACGAGAAGTTTTTAGACTCATTTGAGATCACATACGACACATGGACTTTAACCATCGAAGCACTGGAACTGTACAAGATCGTCAAGCGTCCTAACCCCGATGACCTGACCGAGACTGCCATCGCACAGCTTGCATACGACATCGAGCGCATCAACACACTTAGAGGCGACGAATGGGATTACGAGCCGGGAGCAGAAGAAATGCGTAAGGAGCTGTCGGCAAAGTACGGACACGCTATCAATGCGCTGTTAGATTACAACAAAACCGTCACCGTCACATGGGAAGGCGATCCTGATGACTGCCCGTCGGCAATTTGTTCGGGATGTGACAGCGATCTCGCGGAATACGACTGGTACGACAAGCTCGTGTTCGGGCCGAGAAATTATTGTCCGTATTGCGGCGGTCGGATAGTCAAGCAAATCACAGAGGAATACACGGGCGAGGATGAGTGGGAGGAGGAAGTATGAATCACACTAAAGCAATTTCAATCTTATCCGTACATGCTCAAAATATATGCGGCGCGATAGGGCAGCAACAGCTTAAAACAGAGTTGATGCAGGAAGAATACGAGGCATTGGAGTTAGCTATTAAGCTGTTACAGCAGGCCGAACCGACCGAACCCTGCTACTACTGCCGCGATCTCGACGGCGTGAACAGCTACCAGAGGGGGACACTGTACCGAACCGGCGAAGAGATTACGAGCGTCCCGGCGAAGCGGTGCATGAATTGTGGGCGCTTATTGAAAGGGAAACAGTCATGCGAGTAATTCGAAACGGACACGACAAGATCATTCGCTTCGATAGGCCGATTCAAACGGGCGGAAGCAGAGTGCGCGCTGTGCGCATCCATAACTACTACCTCCGGGATTCCGCGAGAACGGAAACTCCGGAAGATTGTCGGGAGAAAGAAACAGGAGACTTGTTCCATGAGCGAGAAATTGACTTTTAAGCTGACGTGTGCCGGATGCAAGTACGCCGTGCAGGAGATTCCTGTGCCGCAATACGCTAAGGTTGTGCCGTCCAATGTCAAGGAGTGGGCGAGACCGCTTACGTGCAACAATCCGGACGGAAAGTATTACAAGTGCTGGCTGAACGTTGTCGAAAGAACAGGAAACCTTGTACCGAGAGTCTTGACGGAAAGGTGCAAGTTGTACGAGTTGAACAAGGGAAGCGGACGATGGCCGTCGAACAGCGAGACCGAGAGCGGGCACGCCGACGCCTGAACGAGTACCGGGTCGCGAACAGCAGACTTCGGTATCTTGAGGATCGCATCGAGTCGCTCGAAGCTAAAGTGACGCAAAGCGGAAGGCTTCCGGACGCTCATGCAGGGTGGACGGGGAGATATTGGGGACGCTCGAAGTACGGGAAGGGTTGGATGTATTCGGACGACCCCGACGAGCTTGTCAATCCGCGCAAAGAGCTCAAGATACCGAGAGTCAAGTCGGGCACTCGCGACCCGAAAGCGGGAGAGACGCTGATTGTCGAATTGATCGATCAGCAGTTTGAGTACGAGCGGAAGGCCCTCGAAGCGCTTGACCTCTGTCTTGCGATCGAAGCGGAGATAGACGAGGCGTGTGTCGGAGTATCAGCCGTTGCGCTCAAGTATCGATATCTCGAAGAGCTGACGTATCCGCAGATCAGCGAGCGGATGAACTACTCGGTATCGCAGGTGAGGCGGTTAGTTGATGAGGGTTTAACCCAATATTCTGAAAAGATGACACGTTTTAGCAGAAATGGCACGCCAAACTGTGATAAACTGTAAGCTGATAAAGGTGTAGGCAGGGACCCTGATGAGGGCTCTGCCTTTTTTGTTGCCCGGAACGGAGATCGGAGTGAAGGACTTAATCAAAACATCGCGAATAGCAAAAGGGTACACCCAACATCAACTGGCCGATCTTTGCGGAGTAACCCGGCAGGCTGTTTACTATTGGGAGAGCGGAGCGCGGGAACCATCTGTCGCGATGATGTTCCGGCTTGCTAAAATTCTCGATATTGATTTGGGCGAGATTGCGGATGCCTATGACAAATAAAGATGAACCCCGTACCCTTAAAGACATCCTCCCCCGCGGGAGCACTGACCCCCGAGACTTTTACAGGACTCGGAAGTGGAAGAACGTGAGCAAGAGAGTCTTGCGCGATCAGCACTACGAGTGTCAGGAATGCAAGAGGCGGGGCAAGCTAACCCGGGCGACCCTGGTCCACCACCACCTGCCGATGAGGGAGTATCCGGAGTATGCCCTGACGCCGGTCCTGCCATCCGGGGAGCCACAGCTTATTGCGCTGTGCTTTGAGTGTCACGAACGGATTGAGACCGAGCGAGGGAACAGAGGAGCGACTCAACCGCTGACGGACGAGTGGTGGTGAGAGTGAGCCGCGCCGAGACCCCCGGTCGAAAAAATCGCGAAATGCGCTGGGGGGTGTCGGTCGGCGAGGGGACACGACAGCGCAAATTCTCTCGCACACACGGGAAATTAAGGAGGTCACAATATGGCAAGACGAAAATCGAAGACCGCCGTCCGCGAATCACTGATGGAGCAACTCATGCTGATGGGCGCTGATGTGACCTGCTTTGAAGACTTGATCGATAAGTACATGGAACTCTGGGACATCGACCGACAACTCACGAGAGATATTAAAAAGCGCGGCGTCGCTTACGAAGACAAAAGCTCAACCGGCGTCGTCATGATGAAGAACAATCCATCGGTCAAAGAGAAGGTCGCTGTCAATCGCCAGATGTTGGCGATCCTGAATCAACTGAAGATCACGACGGAAGGAGCGGGTGAGGCATGTGCGAACGACGACAGACTATAAGACCGGATGCGCCTATATCGACGACTATGCCAACGCGATCCTGTCTGGTCGAACTCCGTCCGACGAAATAACGCAACGATGCGTCCGGTATCACTTGCGGCGATTGCAAGAGCCGGGAGTCTACATCGATATCGCTAAGACCGAGCGCGCCAAGGAGCTCATTGAGAAATACTTCGGATTTACCTTGTTCCCCTGGGAACTTTACGTTCTGGCTCTCGTCCATGCTTATATAGATCACGGCAAGAGGGTACTGTTTAACAAGTACTTTTTGCTGATGGGGACGGGGAATGGAAAGAACGGTTTTATTTCCGGTCTGACGTGGTACTTCACGACGCCGGATCATGGCGTTAAGGGTTACAACGTCGATATCGTCGCCAACTCGGAAGAGCAGGCGAAACTCAGTTTCAGCGAGATTTACAACATGATCGGGGATCATTGGCCGAAGCTGAAAGGCCAATATTACCGGTCAAAGACGAATATCGAGAACAGAAAGACTCGAAGCTACATCCAGTACAACACCTCCAACGCCGCGACCAAAGCCGGGAAACGAACAGCTTGCCTCATCTTTGATGAGGTTTTTGCTTACCAGGACTACTCGCTGATCAATGAGTTCATCGCCTCGTTCGGTAAGCGTCCGCATTCGCGACTTTTTATGATCACGTCGCAAGGGTTGGTTCGTGAAGGAGTCTTGGACCAGGAACTCAAGATTGTTGAAGACGTGCTCAACGGCGAAAACGACACCATCGGCCTTTGTCCCTTGGTGTACCGCGTTAGCTCTGAAGAAGAAGTCCTTGACCGCGGGTGTTGGGAGAAAGCGAATCCGTCGCTGCCATACCTTGAGAGCTTGCAGACGATGCTCGAACAGCAGTTTGCGACGATCCGCTACAACAGCGAGCAGGAAGAAGCGTTTTATACCAAGCGCATGAGCTGGCCGAAGCAAGGCCGTGAGATGATCGTCGCGACGCATAACGAACTCATGACGGCGAGCGGCCCCATTGACGTTGACTTGACCGGCATGGAATGCGTCGCCGGCCTTGATTACGCTTTGTTGTCCGACATGGCGAGCGTCGGCCTGCTGTTCCGCGTCGACGATAAACGCTATTGGATTCAGCACAGCTGGATATGCCGCGAGTCCGCCGACTGGCCACGAATCAAAGCGCCGCTCGATGAGTGGCAGGATCGCGGCGACTTGACCATCGTGGACGGTCCGCAAATCGACCCGTTTTTAATTGCCGACTGGCTGACCGAGCAGATGACAAAATACTCAATCCGGACGTTGGCGATTGACAATGCGCGATATGCGCTCATGCGCGAGGTGCTGGAGCAGATCGGCTTTAACTACGACCGGAAGATCGGCAACGTCAAGCTGGTCCGACCCTTGCAGATCGCGAGCGTTTCGCCTGTGATCGAATCGTGGTTCCGGACGGGCGCTATCCGTTGGGGCGACGTGCCTTTGATGCG